GAGATAAGATTTTAGCTGATCCTTCCATGAGTTTATTCTCACCAAAGGCAAAGGAACAAGCGAAGGATACATAGAATCGGATTCCCTCAAGGATGTTGACATTAGCAATTGCTCGATAAAGGTTACGTTTTAAATCTTTTAGTGTCCACTCGGAATTAGGATGAGATCTCATGTCAGGTTTCCAAGCATTACTCTGATCATACTCATGTGCATAATTTAAGAAGTCATCATATGCTTTTGTAACAGACTCTGCTCTTGAAAGAATGTTATCATCAGCTAGAATTGTATCAAACACATCAGAAGGATCTGCATATACATTCTTAATAATATATGTGTATGATCTGCTATGGATCATCTCCATAAACTGCCACACTTGCATACATGCTTCTAACTCAGGTAAAGAGCAGTAAGGAATGAAAGCCATACCAGGAGCACGACCTTGTACCGAGTCCAGCATGATCTGATACTTAAGATTACTGGTGAAGATGTGTCTTTGGTTGTCTGTGAGTTGTGCATAATCTGCTCTATCTTTTTGAAGAGATACTTCTTCAGGTCTCCAAAAATATCCTAACTGTTGTTGAGTTAGTTTATCAAATGTTGGAAACCTATACTGATCGTAACGTTGAACACTCAGGGGTGCTCCGAAAAACATGAATTGTTTTGTAGTATCAACAGCCTTCTTATTGAAGACTGTCATACCGCTTACTTCTTTAGACTGCACAACTGTCACAAACTTCCTCCTCAGTAGTTAAAATTTGTTCAATTAATTGGTCAACTTCCTTGACCTCTTCACCATCCTTCTTAGCATCATATGTATTTTGATAGTAAGAAGTCTTCCAACCATACTTATATGTGGTTAAAAGATCCTGTGCCATTACTGATACAGGTATTTCATTGTCAGGATAATTCTCTGGATTATAACTCCAGTTACCACTGATCGCTTGGTCAAAGAATTTCTGCATCACTGCTACGATATTAATATACCCTTCGTTACTAGGCATATCCCATAGCAATGTATAGTTATTCTTTAAAGACCCATAAGACGGAACAATTTGCTTAAGTGGTCCTTTCTTTGACTTCTTAATGGACAAGTAGTCTCTAGGAGGCTCGATTCCATTGGTAGCATTTGACACAACGGAGCTGCTCTCCGAAGGCATCTGTGCGGACAGTGTGCTGTTCCTAAGCCCATACTGGGATATCCGTTTCCTAAGATGCTCCCAGTCACATGATAGATCATTTGATACTAGCTCATCTACATCCTTCTTATATGTATCTATAGGAAGAATGCCATCAGCATACTTAGTCTTACCAAAGTAACCACATGGTCCTTTTTCCATTGACAAATGATTAGATGCATCCAATAAAGCATACTGGAATCTTTCTGTTAATGCATGAACCAATTTCCATGCTTCTGGATCATCATACTTGACACCATTCTTAGCAAGATAATGTGCTAGACCAATGTAACCTACGCCAAGTGACCTACGATTCTTAGTGCTCTCTTCTGCTGCTTTAACTGGATAGTCTTGATAATCTATCAGTGCATCCAATCCTCTTACTGCTAACTCACACAGTTCATCTATCTCTTCAATCTTATTGATCTTACCTACATTGATAGCAGAAAGAATGCACAAAGCAATCTCACCTTGACCATCATCAATATGTTGGATAGGTGTAGTAGGTAGAGTAATCTCTTGACATAGATTGCTCATACTTACCTTGTCTTTAAAAGATGAATGAGTATTGCAGTGGTCAATATTCATGATGTAAATACGACCAGTCTCTGCTCTCTCTTTTAATAGATCAAGTATAAGTTCTTGAGCACCAATGGTTCTTCTGGGGATTGACTCGTCTGATTCGTATTGAGTATAGAGTTCGTCAAAGGTATCGCTACCAAAAGCGTCATACAACCCAGGCACATCATGAGGACTGAATAGGCTAATATTACCGTCTTGGATAAATCGCTCATAGAATAATTTGCTTAGTTGGATTGAGTAGTCGAGTTTTCTGACTCTGTTGTCTTCGGTTCCTTTGTTATTTTTGAGGACCAAGATGTCTTCAATTTCTTGATGCCAGATAGGAAAATGGACAGTGGCTGATCCTCCTCTAATGCCGTTTTGCGTGCAGCATCTAACAGTTGACTCGAATTTCTTAAGGAAGGGAACAACACCTGTGTGTTGAACTTCTCCACCCCTGATTTTACTGTTGATGCCCCTGATTCGGCCTGCGTTAATAGCCATATCAGAGCTAAAGATACTATCGAGGGTGTCATCAGAATCAACCAGAACACAAGATGCAAATTGACGAATGGGTGATCTGACCCCAGCCATAACTGGCGTTGGGATGTTGATTTTGTGCTTTGAGATTGCGTTGTAGTATTTTCGGACATAATCTAATCTATAAAATGGGTCATCGTCTTGGAATAATGTAGCAGCAATCATGATATACATGAATTGGGGAGTCTCATATACTTCCCCAGTGCTTCTATCTTGAACCAGATACTTATCAACTACCTGACGCAAACCAGCATAGGTAAACAAATAATCTCGGTCATGATCAATGAAACTATTTAACTTTTCCCACTCTTCGTCTGTATATTTTGCAACAATTCCTTGATCATATACACCTTTCGCAACACAATTAATAACGTGATGTTTTAATGTAGGTCGTGCATCAGGATGAGATTTATATACAGACTTCCTAAGACCAAATAGGAGTAGTCTAGCAGCAACAAATTGATAGTTAGGAGACTCCAAAGAAATCAAATCGTTAGCAGAACGAATTAAAATCTCTTGGATGTCAGAAGTTTGAATGCCATCAAAAAATTGAAGACCAGCATTCATTTCAACTTGGGACTCTGACACACCTGCTAGCCCATTACAGGCCATCTCGACCATCTTATGAACCTTCTCTAGTTGCAGAGCTTCGGTACCTCTACCGTTTCTTTTCTTTACTTTGATCTCAGGGGTCATACTTTTTTCCAATTGTTGAATTTAAGATTTGCTTCTAGTCCATGATATGTATTTGATTCTATCACATGCTGAACATTATGTCCAGTTAGAATCATATCATTGATGTCTTTCTCAGATATATCATTTGGCCAAATGACTACCTTTTCTCCTCTGCCAATGGTTTTGGAGATTCTATCAACGATTTGTCTGTTGCGAGGTTCGTTATCATAAACCCAAATATAATCGCTCCAACCAAACGTCCGAGGATCAACATCAGACCCAGCCATCGCAACGGAATTCTGAATGAAGGTACTGTCAAACGGTCCTTCAACAATGTAAACTGATTTACTTTCATTAATTCTATCTAGTCCATAAATTTTAGATCTATCCTCATCAAACATGATGGTGATGTATCTCATCTTATCCTTTGGGTCTAACGATCTTCCTTGATAACCAAACCAACTTCCATCCTTATCAATAAAAGGTATTATGATTCTAGATTGATCCTTCTTGATACTCTTGAAGGTTGGTTTTTGTTCATTTGTCCACTTGCAAAACTGATCTGTAAAAAAGAATAACGAAGGATCAAGTTTGCGGTTTACGATATATTCATATGCTGGATGTTTCTTATTTAGCTCCGAAACTTTCTTGAGATTTACCTTTCTTTTAAAGGTTGGTTTTTCAAAACTAAACTTTGGATCAGCAACATTTCTACCCTTACCTGTAAGTCCTGATTTATATCTCTCTAATACATATTCATCATAAACATCCTGTGCATTATCCTTTAAAAAATTACTGAAAGACCTTCCTACACCACAGTTATGACATTTAAAAACGAGACCACTCTTCTTTGTGAAGAAATAACCTCGTGTTTTATTTTTATACTTCTCAGAGTCGCCACAATAGGGACACCTAAAGGTGTATACACCAGTTCTAACCTGCTTGAACTTCTCTAAACGAGAAGACACAAGGTTAGCATACATAACATCAATCACTCAATAGTCCTTGTGACCTCGCTCTCCATACTAACTGCTACTGAATTATTTGTCAAGTTTCTTAGTACCGATTGTCCGATTGGACTAACCACGAAAGATATAACACTAAGAGCACCAAAAATAGTCCACATTTTCTTTTCCATGACCCTAAGACGCTCATCAACCTTTCGTATATCCCTTTCACAACCTTTTTTGATCTCATCAGATCTCCTATTAACTTCTCTATGGACTGACTCTACCTTCTCAAATAATACTGCATCAATTCTATCTTGCTTATCCAACTTCTCATTATGAACAGCAAGCAACTCACCCATCTTGGTGGAGTTATCAGATAATTTATCTACAACCTTTTCCAGTCGCTCTAATATCGCAGCGTTTATCTCAGACATTAGTATCCTTTTAACTGCTTAGTCTTCTTACTCAGTCTTGACTTACATGCTGACTTAACTTCATCAAGAGTTGCTTCTTTAACACCACGCCTTGCCTTATGCTCTGCAGTTCTTGCTTTCATTGCATCCAAACCTGGAGCACCCTTCATACCCTTCTTATCCATCCACTTCTTAGTTCTCTTCTGAATCTTTTCACCTTGTCCTGAATGGACATCACTCTCTTGCACATTCCTTAAATGCTTCTGTCTCTTATCTGTAAAAAACTTATATGCATTAGCAGGAAGTATTCTTTCAATCTCTATGTCACCTCTGTAGCGATAGTTAATTAGTAAACGTAACTTCTGTCTCAATTCTGCTGGTGAGCTAGCATATACAACAGTCTCACCTACTTCTGGAAGAGAAACTTTATATTGAAATAGTCTAGACTTAGGAGCATACTTATCTACTGCATTCTCTTTTATCTTTTTCTTACCATCTGATAACTTATTACCTGGTGCTACTAAACCTTTAAGATCCTTACGCTTTGCTTTCATTTTGAGAACAGGATCAAAACCAGCAGTCGGACCTGTTGCAGCATCCCCACCAGTAAATCCAGTTGTCATCATTTCTTCTTTCATAGTAGTTCCAACTCGTGTTCTATATCAATGTCTGTGTCTAGATCAGGCATCATCCCTACAGGATATTTATTTAAAAATATTAAGAAGGTTTTTAAGATGCACCAATATTCTCTCTCTAGTTTAAAGAAGAGTAATGGTGTAGTCGCTTCGCCAAAAACATTAAAAAGAATAATAAGGTGGTTAATAACAAGGTGGGTTCTCAATGACCCACCTCGCAAATATCGTTTAAACAATCGCTTAAGATATTTAAACCTCTTCATGTCTTCATCGAAATCCTCTTTGGTTGCACAATGAGGATTCTCATAATGTTTCATAGCGAAGAGAACAAAGTTGTCTTCATTCAATTCGCTGAATATCATTTGTTATTCTATTCTGAAACTGTTAGTGTAACTGCTGTCAAACCACTAAGTACCAGTGATGCTGCTGTTGAACCATCTGCTGTGTCAGTAATTGTGCCACTGTTAAGTGAAATGTTACTTCCACCTAGTGTCAATACGTCATTTTCAGCAACTGTTTGTGA